GCCTCACACCAAATATAGCTCCCGCCGCGAACTGAGCTTCGACGTGCTCGACAGCAGCTTTGTCGTCGCGACAGCAGGCGGTGAGAGCATTGGTCGGGGCGAGACTTTGACCCACGTCCACGCTTCCGAGCTTGCGTTTTGGCAGAAGTCTACTGCTCTTGAAAACTGGAATGGACTGACGCAAGCGGTGCCTAACACTAACGGCACGGCGATCTTTGTTGAATCGACCGCCAATGGTATCAGTGGCATCTTCTACGACCTCTGGAAAGGTGCCGTCGATGGTACCAACGGGTACGTGCCCGTGTTCATCCCGTGGTTTACAGACCCCGATTATCGTGAGCCCGTCCCCGACAACTTTGAGCGCACCCCCGACGAGGAAGACCTCGCTGCTGAGTATGACCTCGATGACGAGCAGCTTATGTTTCGTCGCCGCAAGGTCGCGCAGAATGGCTTAGACCTCTTTCGGCAGGAGTACCCGAGTTACCCAGACGAAGCATTCCTGACAACTGGGCGTCCCGTGTTTAACCCCGACAAGCTTTTGTCGCGGCTGTCTGAGACCGAAGAGCTACAGCAACGGCTTGCCCTTGAGGGCGACGAGTGGCTGGACAACGCTCGGGGAGAGCTTTCGATCTACAGACCCCACGTTGACGGCGAACAGTACGTGATTGGCGCTGACGTCTCGATGGGCGTCAGAGGCGGTGACTACTCCTGCGCTCAGATCCTCGACAGTAAAAAGCGTCAGGTCGCTGTGTGGCGCAGTCATGTGCACCCAGATTACTTTGCGACCGTGCTTTATGCGCTGGGCGAATATTACAACGAGGCGCTCATTATCGTGGAAAACAACAGCCACGGCATCCTGACGTGTACGCGCCTGGGCAAAGACATGGCCTATCCTAACTTCTACACAGAAGTTCAAGTGGATAAGCTGACGGACCGCGAGACGGTGAAGCTTGGGTTTACAACGACCTCCAAGACCAAGCCTTTAATCATCGATCAGCTACGAGCTAGTCACCGCGACGACGAGCTAGAACTTAATTGTAAGGTCACGATCCGCGAGATGCTCACGTACATTGTGACCGAAAGCGGCGCGATGGAAGCCGAGTCTGGCTGTTTCGATGATTGCGTCATGTCGCTGGCCTTAGCCAACCACATCCATGAGGGCGCTTGGGAGCCTATAGAATCAACAGACGATCACTACATAGAGATGGTATAGCCGAATGAAAACGAAAGATTATAAGAAGTTGGATGACGAGGGAATTGTAAAGATTCTTGATGCCAACATCCGCAGATCAGTCGGTTACTACGACAGCCAGATAAGCAGAGAGCGCAAGAAAGCTGTAGACTACTACAACGCCACGCTCCCAAAGAAAGCTCATGACGGCAACAGCAGCTATGTCAGCATGGACGTCTATGACAGCGTCGAGTCGATGAAAGCTGCGCTGCTTGAGACCTTCGCCAGCGGCAACAAGACCGTGCGCTTTGCGCCCCAAAATGCCGATGACGTCAAGATGGCCGAGGTTTGCACAGAATACACCGACTACGTGGCTCACCGCCAGAACGACCTCTATAGTGTAATGAGCACCGCAATCCACGACGGCCTGATAGCCCGCTGCGGCATCGTCAGGGTCTACTGGAAAGAGCAGACCGAGAGCCACCTAGAATACGTCGAGGATCTGACCGAGGACGAGCTCGACGCCGTGCTTGCCGAGGAAAACACAGAGATCGAAGAAATCGAAGAAAGCCTTGGCTTTTACAGCGGTGACATCCGCGTGACGCAAGACACCTCTCAGGTTGTCATTGAGAACGTCGCCCCCGAAGAATTCCTCATTGAGCCGCAAGCGAGGGACCTTGATGACGTTTTGTTCTGTGCTCACCGCTCGACTAAGACTATCTCAGAGCTTCGGCAAATGGGTTACGACGAAAACCTCTTAGATAAGATTTCGGACCATCAAGACACGGAAATGGAGACTGACCCAGAAGTCTTAGCGCGGCACGAGGAGATTGGCAGCGACAGAGGTTTCAACGCCGCTGGCTACCAAGACCAAGTCCGCTCTGTCACCTGTTACGAGTGCTATACAATGCTCGACGTTGAGGCCACCGGCGAAGCTGAACTTTACCGCTTGGTCAAAGCTGGCAATGTATTGCTTGAGCAGGAGCGCGTGAACCGCAAGCCCTTCGTTGTATTCACGCCGTTGCCTATCCCGCATTCATTCTGGGGCAATAACTTTGCCAGCAAGGTCGTGCCTATCCAGAACGCCCGCACGGTGCTCACACGGAGTATCCTTGACCACGCGATGATAACAAACAATCCAAGATACGTGGTCACTAAGGGCGGTGTTACCAACCCGCGTGAGCTTATCGATGGTCGCGTCGGCGGCATTGTCAACGTTACCCGACCTGACGCTATTATGCCCATGCAGCAGGCACCTCTGAACCCGTTCATCTTCAATACAATCCAGATGCTGGACGAGGATAAAGAGGACACCACGGGCGTTAGCAGGCTGTCACAAGGCACAAACAAAGACGCAGTCTCTAAGCAGAACTCAGCCGCGATGGTCGAGCAGCTTGCGACCATGTCTCAACAACGCCAGAAGATCATCGCCCGCAACTTCGCCAACAACTTCCTGCGGCCTTTGTATCAGATTGTCTATAAGCTTTGTGTAGAAAATGAGACTGATGAGAAAATCGTGGAACTGGCAGGCGACTACGTNNAGATCAGCCCAGCNCAATGGGCATCNAAGCGCGATGTCACTGTCGAGATGCACCTCGGCTACGGGGAGCAGGAGCAGGAAGCGCAGAAGTATCTTGCGCTGCATGGGTTGATGTCGCAAGATCCGACCCTGTCTTCCATGTACCAAGCGCCAAACCAGTACAAGCTCATGTCGCACGTCATGGAGAACAGCGGCATCAAGAACGTCCAAGACTATCTAACGCCGCCTGAGCAGCTACCGCCACCACAGCCAGACCCGATGCAAGAGATGCAAATGCAAATGCAGCAGCAACAAATGCAGATCCAAGAACGACAGACCGCTTTGGCCGAGGCCAAGCAGCAGATGGACGCGCAGATGGCGCAGATGAAACTTGAGCTAGATCAGATGAAGGCACAGCAGAGCTTTGCCATGCAGAGCGACAACCTAGACCTCAAAGAGTCTCAGCTAGACCACAAAGTAATGGTGGACACAGCAGAGCTTGAAATTGCTAAGACAGCAACTGATGTCCGCGCAATAGCCTCGCCAACAGGCTAGGCATTACCACCAAGGAGAGCAAAACCATGACCGAAGAAGAACTTGTCACGCAAGGTGACGAGGCAGAGCAGCTATTGTCTAGCCCTGCATTTAACAACTGCGTCAACACGCTGGTCGAAGGGACGTTCACTACATACGTCAACTCCGACCCCGATGACAGCGCAGGACGAGAGCTAAACTACCGCCACTATCGCTCCTTAGTAGACGTGGCGAACACACTGAAACAATGGGTGTCGATCCGCGATGAGATCAACGACCGCGCCATTGATAATAACGACAGCAGTAAAGAGGACTTGTAGGACCATGACAGACGTCCAAGCACACGAAGAACCTCAACCACGCAGCCTCGATTCAGATGATGCTGCGGACGCCATTCTAAGTCGCTGGCAGGACGCGAAAACGCTATCCGAAGAGGACGAAGAGGCAACAGACGAACCTCGCGAAGAAGACGAAGACGAGACTAGCGAGGATCAGTCTGAGATTCAGGATGACGAAACCGAGCAGACCGAAGACGAAGACGAGACGGACCCCGACGAAGAAGAAAGCGAAGAACCCGAGACCGATGAAGAAGACGAAGTAGAGTTGTCAGTAGATGACGCTACTGAGGTTGAAATCATCGTTGACGGGGAAACGCAGCGGGTATCCATCGCGGCTTTGAAACGATTGCACGGCCAAGAAGCCAGCCTGACCCGAAAGTCTCAAGACCTCGCTGCCACGCGCAAGCAGGCCGACGCTGCCCTTCAAAAGGCAGACATCAGTTACCAGAAGCTTCTCGAAAGAGCAGAAGCCCGAGCCAAGCCTTATACGGAGGTGGACATGTTAGTCGCTAGCCGACAGATGGACGCCGATGATTTTGCAAAGCTACGAGCCGAAGCAAAAGACGCAGAAGCCGACCTAAAGTTCCTACGTGAAGAGGCCGACGCCTTTTATCGCGGTGCCCAAGACCAGCAGAAAGTGCTGCATCAACAGGCCGCGAGTGAATGCGTCAAAGTCCTTCAAGCCCAGATGCCCGAATGGTCAAACGATGTCTACAATGACATCCGAGCCTATGCGGTCAGCCAAGGATTACCTCAAGAGCAAGTCGATCAATACGTCGATCCACAGGTAATCCTGTTGCTAAACAAGGCCCGACTCTACGACCAAACTAAGGCGACCGCCGAAACTAAAAAGGCGAAGTCTAAGGTCATCAGGGCCAAGGATGGCAACAAAAACAAGAAGATCTTAAGGTCAACCAAATCACCAGTCCGCGAGGACAGTAAGTCCCGTCGAGTTAAAAAAGCTCAGGACGTACTGCGTACAAAGAATGGTGATGCTGATGATATAGCGGAGGCCCTCCTTGCTAGATGGGAGCAATAACCCAACTACAACTAAGGAGGTAGCTCATGGCTACTTATACAACCTACAATCAAGTGGGTCAGGCTGAAGATGTTTCAGATATCATAACCGACATAACTCCAACCGATACCCCCTTCACTTCTTTGATGAAGTCCGAGAAAACACATGCTCGGACGTTTGAGTGGCAGGAAGATTCACTTGCAGCAGCAGGCGTCAATGCCGCCGTTGAAGGGGCAGATGCCAGCATTGGTACTCTGACACCTACAACCATGCGATCTAACACATCGCAAATCCTGACGAAGGCTTTCCAAGTTAGTGCGACTGCCGATGTCATCAAAACCTACGGTAGAGCAAAGGAAACCGCTTATCAACTTGGGCGTGTTCTCAAAGAGATGAAGCGCGATCAGGAGCGGGCGTACGTCGGTGTATCTCAAGCCGCAGTCACGGGCTCCGCTTCGGCGGCGCGTAAGATGGCCTCAGTGGATCAAATGATCACCGCCTCTACTGCGGCTGGTTCTGCTGCGTTAACCGAGACGCACATCCTCACTGCGGGCCAAGCTGCGTACGAAGCAGGATCGACCCCAGACGTGCTTATGATCAAGCCTGCGGATGCGCTCATCGTAGCCAACTTCGCGGCTGCGTCAGGTCGTAATCGTGAGTTTGCTAGCACTAAGACGCTGGTGAATGTGATCGATATCTATGTTGGACCTTTCGGCACTTATAAGTGTGTGTTGAACCGCCATAGTCTCGCTTCGGTTGCATGGCTGATTGACCCGTCGATGTTTAAACAGGTTGTCCTGCGTCCTTACACGCGGACTCTGCTTGCGAAGACAGGTGACTCGGACAAACATCAGATTGTCTATGAAGGCTCAGTAAAACACATGAGTTTTGCTGATTCTCACATGATCACCGGCCTTACCTAAAGAGGCCCGTGTAAGCTATTGAAGTCGGCGGGGAGCACCAGCGAAGGTTGGCTGCTCTCCTTACTTCGCTGCCTCGCCGTCTTCTTTTCCTACCTACGAGCAACAAATCGAGCACTCTCAAAATGACAAAAGATAATAAGCCCGACCCACATACATTGCTGGGCGTAGAAACTGAGTATTTGCAGGAGGGAGACCGTGTCACCTTTAAGAATACCCAGAACATCACCACCGCCTTCATGGATGACCTTAAAGACAGCAGAAATGCGTCGGATAACACCCGTGAAAAAGAGTTTCAGCGCGTTGCGTCAATACCCGTTGCCGTTCATGAACAATGGCTCAGAGAAGGCTTCGACCTTTACAAAGCCAGCGTCAAAGAAATTACCAAGCGTCTGCGTGACCAGTCTCTGGACTACTTTATGGCGACGAATAAAAGGAACTAGCCCGTGAACAAAGGTGCCATCCGTACACACTTCAAGGCTCTGCTTAACCGCAGCGACTGCACGAACGCTTTGGCTGACACGTTCATCGATCAGGGCATCTCTCGCATCCAGCGTGTCCTCCGCATACCGTCGATGGAAGCCATCCAGACTTATACGGTCAGCAGCCAGACGGCATCAATCGCCCTGCCTGCTACCGCTCTGGAGGTCATCGACATCTATCATAACAACAGCGCCCTGACGCGGGTGCCCCTGCACGAGATGCTTGAGTTTAAATCCACAAACCAAACCGGCACGGCCACGCACTTTAGCCAGCAAGGCACGACGATACTGCTGTTCCCCGAGCCGTCCTCGGGCACGGTAAACGTCAGCTACTATGGCCCGTTTGCTACTATGACTGCAGACAGCGATGAGAACGCCCTGGCAGCGACCTCCGCTGACCTGATCATGTACGCGGCTCTGAGCTATGCAGGAGACTATTTCCTTGATGAGCGCGGCCCCATCTTTGAGCAAAAGTACGGGCAGTTCTTAGCCGAGGAACAAGAGCAAGCTAACGAGGCCGCACAGGCAGGTTCGATCCAAGTGATGCGTCCCAGCGCCATCTACGCGGATTGAGCGCATGGCAATAAAAAAGCAAAACGACTGGGCGAGTGCTGCAATCGTACTGACCCTAGTTGGGCAAGGTGCGGCCATCGTCTGGGCTGTCAGTGGCATGGTCAAAGACATTGAATCCAACACAATCGACGTCCAGCGCATGTCATCCCGCATGGCTGAGGTTGAGAGCACAGCACACAGCCAAGCGGTCACGATGGCCCGCATAGACGCCAACCTTGAGGCGATCAGGGACGCCATAGATCTCATGGTCGCCGCTAAATACTAAAGTAATAAGGAACAACGCCCATGCCAGTGGCCGAGATATTAGCGGGAGCAGCATTGGTAAAGGCCAGCATCGATGGCATCAAAAGTACAATAGGTGCGGCTAAAGACATCAGTCAGATTACCACTGACTTAGACAACCTGTTCACCGGCGCACAGCAAATACGCCAGCAGAAGAAACAGGCGAAGGCCACAGGTCAATCAGCGACAGAAATCGTCATTCAAGAAGAGCTTGCAAAAGAGGCCATTGAGGACGCAAAACAGCTTATTATGGCTCGTTGGGACTGGGGTGTATGGCAGAAAGTGATATCGCTCCAGAAAGAAATGCAGCTAGCCGCAAAGCACAAAGCTGCCGCTGATGCCCGTGCCGCTCAGGTCCGTAAAGAAGAGTTTGAGAGCGCCGCAACGGTCGGAGCCTCGTTGATCCTCGGCATTCTCGTTGTCACCATAATCGCCCTCGTTGTGTGGGCAATGCAGTAAGGAGAGAACACATGACTATAGCAATGGAACGCATACTAGCTTGGAAGCTTTTGCCGCGCATAATGATGCTTGTGATGACTTGCGTGTACATTCGCGTAATTGAGTTTGCGATCACCGAGCCTGAGTTGTCAAACGCCCACGCCGCTATCGTATCCGTCGTAACTGGCGCGATGACAGCGGCCTTCTCAACATGGCTTGGACACGAGAAATGATACAGGCGCTCATTGGTCCCCTCGCTAACCTTGCAGGCACATGGTTACAGGGCAAAGTCGAAACAAAAGCAGCCGAGACAAGAATGAAAGTTTCGGAGTCAGAAGCTAAATCGCAGATACTCATGTCGCAAGCCCAGTCCGAAAACAACTGGGAAAAGATAATGGCAGAAGGGTCCAAACACTCGTGGAAAGACGAGTATATTTTAGGCCTGATGTCGATCCCCATGATATTATGCTTCGCTGGGCCAAAAGGACAGGCCATAGTTTTCGATGGCTTTGAGGCTCTTAGTCGCGCACCCGATTGGTTTATTTACACATGGGGTTGCTGCGTGGCCGCTAGCTTCGGAATACGCGGCGCGACCACGTTCTTCAAGAAATGACCGTCGTCGTTCCCTTCCCTGCACTCAATGATGTCGATGCTCAGTGGCTGGAGCTTGAGCGTCAGAGACGGCTTGTCCGTGAGCAGACGGCATTAATCCAAAATGACAATCAAGAGAAAAAGAAAGAGAGCAGAGACAATGGCAATTGAGAACTTTGACCACTGCATTGAGATGTTACTCAAACATGAGGGCGGCTGGACTTCAGATCCCCATGATCGTGGAAATAGGGGAGGCGGCTCAACCAATTTGGGAGTCACTTCAGCGGTCTGGGAAAAGTGGACCGGCAAGCCTGCAGACCACGATACCATGCGGGCACTAGAACCCAGCGATATCGGCGAGATGTACAGGGCGTGGTACTGGGACGCTGTGAAGGGCGATGACCTCAAAGCAGGCCTCGATTGGTCAGCCTTTGACTGGTGTGTAAACTCAGGAGCCAAGCGTCCTTCACGGGCCATGCAGAAGGCCTGCGGTGCCTCTCCTGACGGGGTCATAGGTCCAAAGACACTCGCTTTACTAGACAGAGAGGATGCCATGCTTACAATCAACAACGTGCATAAGCAACGTGAGGCTTTCTATCGCCGCCTGAGCGACTTTGACCGCTATGGCAGGGGATGGCTTCGCCGCAATGACGAGACCCGCGACCAAGCCCTTAAGATGGCTGCGGCGGGGGCTTCCTGATGTGGACCGCCATAGTGCTAGTCTGCACAGCCCTGCCAACTCCTGCCTGCGTCAGCGGCGGGGGTCCAGCTTTCGCGACCGAGGAAGAGTGCATTGATAACTTCGCCGAGGTTGGCATCCCTCATCTTGTACGCACGTATCCCAATTCGAAGATAGCAGGAGCCCGCTGCATAATGTGGGGACCTAACGACCTCAAAGACGATGTCGCATTATAGTATTAAAGCTTAAGCACCGAGTGATATCGGTGTTTTTTCAACTTGGCGCAGGGGACATCTAAAGCGTGACCCCGCCAGCGCACGTCGCTCACATACAACCACGAATTGTGGGCACCGCTATTAGCAAGGGGGCAAAGAAAACCCTTGCAATCTCCGAGACGCACGATTATCTACGCAAATACAGGGCTGAGCCCCAGTGTACTAATGATGGGCGACAGGCCGCAAGGTGTGGCAGGGGACTGTAACTCCCTCGCGGAGACGCACGCAGCGGAAGTTGTTGTAAACATTAGTATATCTGGGACACTAGCCTTCACAAAGTGAATGGGAGTTCCAAAGATGACTAATGCACACGCACGCAAATCAACTGTGACGCTAGCTGACTTTGTCGCCACGCACTCAAGGATCATCTGGGGCGGCGGGGCTCATGAGAAAAAGTCCCTTGCGAAGATGCGGAGGTTTTGTGCCTTCTCGGATTATGGCAATAAGGTACTTGACTCTTTTACTAGTGAACATTTGTATACATTCATG